CCCAAACTGTATAGATTGCATTACGTTCACACAACAATCACGATCATTTGTTGAGCCACTTGTTATAATTCTTGATGTATGTTCTTTCCCCTCATCAGTTCTAATAATACTCTTTTCATTAAGTCCAAACTGTATAGATTGCATTACATTCACACAACGATCTCCTGTTTGTTTATCTTGTGTTGCAATCGTATTATATTTAGTGAAAGTGTCACAATTATATCTATCAGTTCTAATAGGTATTTCTGTTGGTATTTTGTTATTTTCCAAAAACTCCAATACAGCATTAAGTGATTTTGTATTTTTAAGAGCTGATTTCATTCTCTTTATATCAGTTACAATACTATCTATATCGTTCCCTTTCATTTCTAAGTAAGGAATTTTCACCTTATTAATTACCCCCTCCTTTTTTGTAAGTATGGATACTGTTTCATGTATACGAGACATAGGCATTAATGGACTTGATACATAACTTTTATCCCAAATCACCTCCTCCTTAAACACAAACCCCAATCCATCTAACATCGTATTCCATCTATAAAAGGAAGTACCACGCCCAAACATCACAATAAAGCCTTTTTTGGTAAGTAACCGTTTGCATTCGTCAAAAAACTTTTGCTCGTCAAAAGGGCATTCCAGCTTTTGGTTTTTAAGGTACAAGTACGGAGGGTCTATGCACACCACATCAATACTTTCATCGGGTAGGGTTGCCATAATCTCCAAGTTATCGGCATTATACAATTGCAAGTTGTGTATCTCCATATTTTTTTATTGTATTAATAAACTACTTCTTTCCCATTAAACGCCACTATAAAAAGGATAATAATTTTCTTTATAGTACCATCTGCAAGTTTAATATTTCGTGTTTTGTTATCCCAATGGTTTGGGTTTTTCTCAAACTCCTTTTTGTTTTTTGGCTGTTGCATTAGGGTAGCATTATGGTATATCAGGAGCTTTCCACCAAACCCATTTTGCTGGTTATAGGTACGCACAGCCAAGGAAAAGGGTATCGGCTTTTTCTCTGCATCCAATTTTCGCATTTCTGCCAAAGCGTCCTTTAAAAATATCTTTTCTACCATGGTACAAAGGTCTGCAATCTATCAGGATATATAAAGGACACCCTCCAAGAGCACAAAAAGCAGGGGTTTTTGTCATTATTTTTGTTTTACACCTTTGTCAATCAAAACATTAAGCCCGTAAAAATCAAAACAATTTTCATTGCGCACAAAAAAAGCCAATCGCCGCCTTAATCTTTTTTACGATTTGAATTTTAAAAATCGGAGCGAAATATGAATGATCCATCTGCTGCCGATCTTGCGCTAAAAAATAGCCTTTTTTTCATTAAGAAAAGTTTAACCGTTTGAAAGAGTAAAAAAATATTATTTTTCATTGCGCATTGAAAAATAATACTTATCTTTGCAGTGTCAAAAAGAAAGAAGTATAACAAGTAAAATTTAAAAAAATGAGAACTATTACAATTAAAGACATCTATAATGATGTAAGTTATATCAACCCAAGTGTATCTACCATTAGTTCAATGGGTGATTATATAGAAGAAAGCAGTAGGCAAGTTGCCCAATCAGTGAGAAATAGAATATCAGAATACTTGCCACAAAACACATTAGCTCATAAGATCATCACTGAGAACTTAAAAGACTTCTTCACAGATAAACAACTATGGGTAATAGCTTATGAATTACAGAAGAATGAAGCGTATGTAACCAATCTTTCTAATGAGATAGAGAGAAGAGAGCAGGCAGCAGAGCGCAAGGCAGCAGCAAGTAAAGCTAAGTTATCAGCCAATAAAGAGGGTAGTCAAGAAGTGCTTGACTTTGTAAAGTCAAACAAAAAGCTATTAAAAGACTATTATGCTTTTATAAAATCAAACAAAAAGTACTCAAAAGAGTTTTATTCTAAGAAATTCACTTTTGAAAGCGCAAAAGAATTTATCAATAAAGTATAACAACTAAAATTCAAGAATAATGAAATTAGATTTTTACACAACAAAAAGCTACACTTACATTGTAGCTGGTAATATTACTTTTAGAAAGAGAGAGCAAGGTTATCCACGAGTTAATGAGGTACCCTTTGAAAGGGTAGATTCTCAGAATTTTACTGAAAAACCATATTTTACAGCATTCGTTGATTTAGATAGTGAAATTATAATAGATGAAAATCTTAATGAAGCCTACTCTCAATTTTGTGATTTCTGTAAGAGAAGGCATGAAAAGAATAAAATTCAGAAAGAGCAAGCCAAACAAAGCCTTGAAGCCGATTTTCGTGCGCTTGAAAACGAAATTAAAGAAGGTAAAGTTTTTGACGCAAGTATAGAAAATATTAGAAGAATATTGTTGTATCTCAATTCTATGAATTGGGGGGTATGGCAACTCCCTAAGATGACATGTGGGTATAGTGCTCATCAGTACGATTGTGACGGGCATCAAGCATCTACAATAACACTTGACAAGCCTATTGATTATTATGGTGAAAAAGTCAGTAAGTTCAAAGTCGGGGGAGGTAGATTACATTTGACAAAATATAAATTTGTTTAACAACAAGCCCTCTTAAATTTACAAGCATGAACACTGAAGATATTTTTAATCAAAAATATGAGGTTGCCAACATGGTTATACCTAAGTTCTTATTAGCGTGCAACCCTATCGTGCCAAATATTGACCTCACTTATATATACTCTCCTCACTATATGAGCCTGATAATGGTTATTGAGGAAAATAGCGAGATTGTAAGGCTCAATGACACATACAGAGCCATGCCTCAGCGGTTATATGTGTATGATATGCTGGAGCAATTCAGAATGATTGTCATTCAGAACAATGTAATGAGTATGGGCGGGATATATAGCCCTGTCATATCAGTAGAACAATTCATTGAAGAAGCATGGCAATGGTACAAGAATTATCTTGATTGGGAATTAACACAAATGTAAATTATGACTACACAAGAGAAAGTATTATATATCATCGAATTATTAGAGTTATCAGATAGGAAGGTTTCCGCTGTCATAGGCAAAGCCATATCTACCGTGACCCATAAGAGGGCACAGATAGGGCGCAATAAGTTCACAGATGAAGACCTGCAAAAACTCAAGGATTATTACATTGAGACACTTGACAAGATCAAATCAATTTAAAAACAAAAGCACACCTAATTAGGTGTGCTTTCCTTATTAAACTGAACTTATAATATACGAATCGTGATAGGTGTTATCCATCAGATAAGCATACTTCCACCATACAAGATAGTCGAAGCAGTCCGATAGGTGCGTGGCGTGTTCCTGCGGGATAGAGGTAGAGCGCTCCGAGCTTTTGTCTTTTTCAAAAGAATCTTCTTTCTGCTTAAGCCCTGCATTCTCCATGGATACGATTAGGTTCGGGCAGTTGTCCTCATTGATACGAACAAAGGGCAGCCCTTTGTTGCTCTCCTCTAAGATTTCGTTAATAAGTCGGAACTTAAGGATATGGCTTGGGTTGTTCGTGTTAGGGGTTTTGTTGTACACCTGCCAGCCTGCTGTGCGGAGCATATCCTCCACATCCTGTGCCAGAGTGGTTTTGCTATTGGCTTCACTCTTAAAGCCTGATCGATCATGATAGAGATACACCTTATTACAGGTAGCCTTGTGAGGTTCGTAATAGTCTATAATCTTCTTTATAAGGTCTGAGAGCTTCTGCGGGTTTTTTACAAAGAAATCCTTAATGATATTCAGCGTATGGGTAAGGGTACTTTCTTGGGCGACCACAGCACAATTGATACGCCCACCGAAGTCTAGTGATATTTCCAAGGGGATACCCTTAATCAAGTCAGTATCATACGTACAGCTTGGCGTATAGCTTTGGGTAAAATCATCTAAGAGGTTCGTAGCATACTTGTACTTGTAGTAGTGCTTATCGGCCAATAGCTGCGGATAGAATCCGTCGGCCACTTTCCGCGGGCGTATGTTCATGATCTCCGCATTGAAGAGCATGTCCGATACCCGCTGCTCGTACATCTCCTGAATCCAATTGGGTTTGAGGTTCTCCCTATTGACCAAGGCGTTTGCCTTGATAAAACAATGTTCTTGTGGCTTTTGCAGCGCCAGCTTCTCCCGATTGGTGAACCACTCCCCTGTCTTGGTCAGTGCCACGGAGGAGGTAAATATAGTAGCATTGAGCAGCGAAGCGCGGTCAAACTCCACTTTCTTAGCTCGGTTCGTGGTCAGCACGTTGTTGAATAGCCTATCGTGTTCCAAGAGCGCCGCCTCGTCCCCTATGACCATATAGGAGTTCAGCCCGCGCCCTGAGTTGGGATCGTCCAAGGATACCAGCACAAGGATAAACCCATTGGAGAAATGCACCACATTGCTCCACGAGTTGGGCGCTTGGAAAGGCATTGTATACCCTAAGCTCTTCCCGCTTCTGCCCACTACATAATCCACCTCCTCGTACAGGCCGAACATCTCCAGCCCCTCCTTGGTAGAGGGGAAGGTACGGCTTTTGATCTGCACGAATGTCGCCCCCACCAGCACCCCCGTCGCCCTGGGCATTTGCCTAACCGCTTCCTTGACAAACCAACCCAATATGGTAGATTTGCCCGTACCACGCCCCGCCTCTATACAAATATTCTTTATCCGTCCATACCTATTGGCTTCTACCGCTGCCATCTGCATGGGGTTCAGGTATATCTCCTTAACTGGTTTTATTAGCATTCTTCACTTTTCACTTTTCACTCTTCACTCTCTATGTAGTCTATATCTTCAGCGGGCAGTTCGTTGAAGTCCACCACGCCTGTACCTATGGCATCGCGTAGCATGCGCATACCCTTGCGGCTCATCTTGATATGGTATTCGTGAGCGGAGATTTTCTCGAAGTTAATCTCTTTCTCCTCCTTGTCAAAGTTGAACAGCGACTTATACGAATCCAGCGCCTTACGCTCCT